TTTTGCTGTGCATATTGGAGAATTGAATCAATCTGGTCTTCAGGTACTCCTGATTGACGCAAACGTTCACGGGTCATAGAACCTTGTTGGAACGCTCCCTTTAACATCTTGTCATTAGTTAAACCAGTACGTTTAATAACGTCTTGGTAAACTTCCTGTTGGGTACGTTGCTTACCACCAACCCCATACATGCCTGTGCCAAGCATCATGAACATTTGGTTGCTGGATTGCGCTGATCCCAATGCTCGTGTTTGTGCGGCTATGTCAGCGGTGCTGTATTGAAACCCAGAGGATGCTCGCATAGCCTCAACAGAACCTGCTTGACGTTGGGCATTTAGACCAGTAGTAGCCTGAAGATTAAGGAGTTCATTAATACCACCCATACCAAGTTTGTACTTTTGAAGTGGCTCTCGGTACGTTTTGTATGTTTGGTTTTGAGACAAACCAGACATCTGCTGGTACATCATGTTCATGCGGTCAGCACTAAGGCTATAAGAAGCCCCACGTGCAGCACGCTCATCCATTGCGTTTATAGCGGAGCCTGCTAGGTCTTTAATAGCACCCCATGCTGCACCAGCCATTTGACCTTTAGTAGGAGGAAGTGCTTCGCCACCGCCCCCGCCACCGCCTTGGTAAACGTTTACAGTTTTGTTAGACGTGTAACTGTTGCCAGAGTTTACGTTGGTAGCAGACCCCGCATCGGGGAAGTAACTTCCACCACCGGCTCCACCTTTAGAAGCAGCAGACATGCCCTTAGCAACTTTGTTAAGTTCAGATGCCCATTTCTTGGTGCCTTCAATAAGTTTAGGAAGGTCTGCCTGAAACTTTGTTACAAAAGTATTTAACTTTTTAAACTCAGCGTTAAGTTCTTTAAAAGCAGAAGAGTCAATAGCAGTGCGTGAGTTTACGTTGACCGTGCCAATACCCGGCGACTTACCTACAGCAGCGGTTGCACCGGGGTCCATTGGACTCCCGCCTACTTGCTTTTCGTTTTCAGCCATAACTAACCTCTACTGTTTGCTCGCCAATGAGCCATTGAATGCCAATATGCCCTTTGTCTAACGGACATGTTTTTCAAGTCGTTAAACCCAAAACCTTTATATATGGAAGCAATTGATTCGTATTCCCAGTAGGTAACTTGTAAATTAACCGAATAAAAGTGAAACCCAGTCCATCAAGATCAATAAGTCTCCGTCACATTTGGCGCACTGAGTTTTCACCTCTTCCATTTTTGGACCCGGTGTGTCAGTGGTTAGCGCCTTTACCAACTTGTTTCTGTCGCCTAAATTCAACTTCTTTGCCCATGCTTCCGTATTATCTGGAGGGCTACCGTTCCAAGTGGAACAGCGTGACAACATAAGCGTATTTTGTTCTGCCGTGGTTTTAGCCTTTTTTGCAACGTACAAACTATCCGCACCTGTCGGATAGTTTAATTTTACCACTGACCCATCCTTGAGTGTTACCTCAATGGGGGTGCGTAAATCACGCTTAGGTGGCTCTACTTTAAAGTCATCATCTAGATTAAGGGTTACAAAGTTTGTAGCATTGCAGTTTCCGCAACTTACTTCTAAGTCACGCATTCTGCCGTAGGTGGCTTTTACCGTGCCAATGAAAAGCATGTCACGGTCCCCAATCATAAGGTTGTCAATCAACCCGGGGTTCTCAGATACCTTTAAGTTGCCAATGCTTTGAACAGACCGTTCCAAAAGGATGGACATGTGCTCGGCGTATGACAATTCTTTCTTAGAGGATGCTGAAGCAACAACCTCTTCGTCTTCTCCAGTAAGTTCCCGGATTGAAGCATTGGTTTGCCATGCCCCTTCTACAGGGTCAAAAACACCCCTAAGCAACTCTACTGAGGTGTTAGGGGCATCATTGATGCGTGGGGCTGGGTCGGCAATAGCAGCGTTAGCCGCATTTGTATCTGACATGTTGTACTCCTAATTGTTTAATTATTTATTTAGCGGATGGTAATGCGGCGATGTCTTCTGGAGTCCAAGCCAGAATCCAACCCTCATTGTGCAACACCAATTCTTGGATCATGATGTTGTTATCACCTGCGTTAAGACCACCCATTGCGTATGCGCCGGGCCAGCAGTTGAAGATTTTCATACCAAGTTTTGGTGTGCCTGAGAAAGTAGTTTTACTTCCTGCCTCTACGCTGTCTGTATAAGAAGCGTTTGAGTGTGGGTGGTCATATACACGAACTACAACGTCACAACGGTAGTCAGAGCCACCGGTGCTACCGGGAACGCCGCTCTGCCAGTTGTGAATAAAGCGTTGCCACTTCCACAGTTGGTCTTGTTTTTCAATGACACCACGTGAGAATGTCACGGGATCAAAGTCAGACTGTCCAACCATTTTGTGTGGGTGCGTATTCATTCCACCTTCACGGTAAGGAATCATTTCGTTACGTACCGACAAACCTGACATGGCAGCAAATCCAAGTTTGTTGATGCCTTGAGCAAATTCGCCAAGTCCAATGGTGCTTGGAGCACCTTCATTATTTTGATTTAGCGGGATAAACGAAACTTCAAACTTAAAGTTACGAATTGGGTCAGTTCTTACAATTGGCATGTATTACTCCTTAAAAGGTTTCTTTGACTTGGTTACCGCCAACAAACTGTGTGACGGAGATGACGATAAATTCAGCAGGTGCCTGAAGTGCAACGCCAATTTCTACGTGAACTTCACCAACTTCCATAGTGCCGTTTGTGTTGTTCGTGCTGTCACATGTGATGTAATAGGCTTCAGCCGCACTACGCCCCTTCAAGCCACCCTGTGCCCAGAAGTTTGAAAGGAAGTTTGCAAGACGGGCTGAGATGTCAGACCACAAACGCTCACCGTTTGGCTCAAATACTGCAAATTGAGTTAATGCTTCCGCATTAGACTTAATGTAATTAAGGCTACGACGAACAGGTACATACTTTGTAATATCAGTCTTCTTAAGGGTGCGAGCACCATTTACAATAACGCCAGCGCCGGGAACACCCTTAAGGGTGTTGATATTGGAACTGTACAACGTGCCAATTTCTGCTTCGGTGAATGAGTTCACAAGACCAAAACAGTTACGCACATCGTATGAATAACCAGCAGGTGCCTTAGCAACTCCACGCTCTGTGTCTACACGAGTGTAAAGACCAGCAAGTGCACCACCGGGGTAGGTGTCACGAAGTGCAGCAGTTCCTGATGTTGCAGGGTTTGACATCTTCAGCATTGGGTAATACACAGCGGCGTAAGATGAAACTGTGTAACCGGCAACGGCACTTAAAGCGCCTGCGCTAGTTGTAGCAGTTGCTAATGGATCAATAATTAAGAACGAGTTGCCACGTCCTTCAACATACGCAATTGCACCGTTGATAATCGTAGAGTTTGACTTACCTACAAGGTTGAAAAGGAGTTGACCCTGTACGGAATCAAAACCAGACAATGCGCTGGACCACGCAGTTTGCGTAGCACCGGCGGTGTCGTCAGTCAAAGCAGCACCGGCAGCACCGGCGGTCAAAGTAGCGGTAGCACTAGTTACTGTGTAACTAGCACCAGCAAGGGAGGCTACGTTGAAAGTTCGGACATATGTAGAGTACGTATTGATAACGTTGTTAACAAAACGATTATTGTCAGGATCAAGACTAAGTTCACTCCAACGTTCTACTTCAGTACCACTGTTTTTAACAACAATATTAAAAGTAGGTGTTGAACCTGTAACTAATCCACTTGAGATTTCGCTGGTTAAAGAGTTACCCCATGTACCAACGTTTGCTGCACGAACAGAAAACACAGTTCCAGAACTGTTACTGAAGGTTCCCGCAACGGTTGCTGCTGCGCTAGAAGCACCTGCACCTGCAACACGTGCAACATAGGCAGTACGCCCACCATTTGCAAAGTAGTGGTAAACGGCATAACCTAAATCATATGAACTTGAAAGGTCACCAAAAAGTGATTTATAAGTACCCCAAGAATCAACAAGGGTTGGTGTAGTTGGTCCACGGGAAGACGTGCCTAAAAAGGCAGTAGCAGTGGTGGTAGGACCGGTCACTACGGCGGTAGCAAAAGGTCCTTCGGTTACGTAAACACCGGGTGAGGTGTAAGCCATTATAAACTCCTAAATATGTGGGTAGACAGAGAAAACATTTAAAACCTTAGTACTCAATATTAGCGATTACTTTAGATACCTGCTTGGTTCCATATACATCAGTGGATGGCAACTCTGCCCCCATCTGCAACGTGTAGATTTTGCGGAAAATGCGCTTGCGGTATCCTGCTTCGGCATCCAGTAGGTCAGCCGTAGTCCAGTCCAAAAGTTCCAAACGACGGTCTGTGTTATCAGCGTCCACATGGATTGACCCCCGCCTAAACGGGAAAACCTTACGGAGCATCAAAGATGTCATTTGGCGGTCATGTAGAGCAGTACGGGTGTAGGTAGAAATCTGGTAAACAAGGTCTATAGGGACAAACTCGTTGGTAGACAAGATGGGGAAACTGTTTTTATTGGCAAACTGAGAGAAGTTAGAGGATTCACTAGGCCAATACGTAAGGGCATTGGGTGCTTTTTGCCAGTTAGCAGGAGCAGACGCACCACCCGCTGTGTTGTAATAATTTAATTCTGACTCCGAGTGCTGCCTATTGCGGGCATGGATAAGGTCAATCATTTCAATTGTAATGAACGGGTAGTGGCGTTCGGTTTCACCCTCTGGGTACCGAAAGAACACTTGAACGTCACGTGAGGCATCACGATCATCAGTCACAGTTAAACCCGTTAAACGCTTTTTAATAGCCTCGTCTTCGGCAAGAAGGAATCCAATCTTAGCCATTAAAGACCGCCCGACAGTCCGGTACGCAGAGTTTGGTTAATGTCAGTAGACATATCATGTTGGCTACCGATAGCACTTGTACGAAGTAGTGGATCAGGTGGGTTAGTACCATCACCGTATTCAAGGGTCATTGCGTGAGACTGGGTGGATTCATCGCCCTCAATAGAATAAGAAAACTGCCGACCCTCATGGTCATATGCAACTTTTATTTTATCGGATATATCTTTCCATCCTGATTCCCGTGTATTGGCTTCTTTTTGAACACGGGCTTGTTCAGCCTTAGCGTTATCTTTAAACGCTTGCATAAGGATTTCGTCGTACTTTGACAGGATGTTTTGGGCGTAATCAATGACCCCAAATGACTTCGTAAATACGCCTTTAGAACTCGTGGATGTATAAGAAGAAGAAGAGCCAGTCATGGCACACTCCAGAGTTCTAGGCGTTGGACCTCCTAGCGCACGCTAAGATTACTTTTAGTTTATCAGGTATTGCCTAGGGTTGAAGGCCAAGGAAGGTTTTTCACAGTCATTGGCGCTGGTCCTGTATCAAAAGGAAACTCTTGGTCAATGTAAAGTTCCAAGCCTTCAACAACTACCAGTACGTCATCACGAGCACGCCCACGAACTTTGTAAGACTGTACCGCCATGTATCTACCGTCGTACATAAAGATGTCGTTGAGATGGGCTTGGTATTCAAACGGAGACTGTACCCCTGCTACTCGCATGTCTTCAATGGACGCTACAAGGTTTACAAGTTGTACAGGTTGGCGACCTTCAGGGATGGCTCGCTTTGTATCTTCTGATTCGGTAATAAGAAGAACGGGAATTGTTATTCCTGTTTTATATTTACGACCACCTGTGCCAACGTTGCCTTCGTCATAGACATCATCGTAGGTAGAGCCTGCACTAGCAGCAGCGGCAAAAGGTGAATATTCAAACCACACAACCGTTTCCCCAACCTTGCGGTGGTATTCACGGTACTGCTTGCGGATTAACCCTAGTTCTCTACGAGCATCCATTAGTAGAACGCATTGCTAGTGACCCCAGTTTCGGGGTCCATGTCAATAAATACGTCGGTACGCAAGTCTTCTTCAGTTTCAATAAGGATATGACCTTCAGACTCTTCAGCAAAAATACGCTCAATTGGTCCGTAGTCCCCAATTTCCTTGGACTTGTAAAGGGGCACAAGGCGGTTAGTAGTACGGGACATCCGACGAAGACTCAATTGTTCAATGCGTTCAGGACCAATATTCAAGTTATTAGCGTGTTTACGGTATTCAACTTCCCAGTGTTGGCACAAACTTTGAAGCATCCGAAACCGCTGGGAGCCGGGGATATGGACAGATTCAGAAGTCATTACGTCAATGTCACGTGCATACTCCGTCATTAGGGCCTGTAGAGCCTCTAGAAGCGCTCCAAGACCCACAACGTTTAATACCGCCGGAGTAGCATTTTCTAATGGTGTGCGGATTGTGGGCAGGTGGTAGTTAATAGAATGTTGTGCGTAGTATTGAAGGTCCTCTGGAAGAATCCATTCGTAGTAATAACCTTCAACCAAAAGTTGAGTATTAGCCGCTGGAGTGTTAGTTAACCGCAACACACCATTTCGGTGATCCAGTGTGTAGGCAGAAGAAGTTAGAGGAGTTGCACTACCACCCACAGTTGTGGCAATCCATACAGTTGTAGGGTCAATGTTAGGCTGACCTACTTCAAAAGTGCGCCCAACAGCATCAAAAGAAACCTGAAAGAATTTAGGGAAGTCACGCAAATAGTTACGTGCAAGTTGGACTGTGTGCTCTAAAGGTGTTAAAGCCATTATTGATCTCCTGATCCAACTCCGGGAACGGTATCCAGTAACGCCTGATTTAACTGTGGCTGTGTCTCACGATGGCGTGGAGTCATAACACTACGCACCCTTGTGGTGTCAGTAACAGTGCCCGTAGGCTCAGGAATAAGACGGTCTGTCATCTAATTAAGAGAACGCAACCCAGTTACAACGAAGGGCACCACTAGTCCAGTTAATAACTTTTACGTAAAGGTAAGTAGTATCTGTTGAATGTATAGAAAACACATGGTTATTGCCATAACTATTACCATCTCCGTTACAAACAATTGATGTAGAAGGGGTAACCCCCAATCCATGAGGCACAGCAAAAAGACCGCCACCCGTTGTACCATAAAGATAGGCTTCTCCAGCACCGGGAGAACTTCTAGCAACAATGGTTCCCTTAGTCATAGTAGTTAAATTGGTGGCGTTGGTGGCGTTGGTGGCGTTGGTGGCAAAAGCAACGTTAAAGAGGCTTGGGTTGTACACGTAATGGTTTGTACCGTCATTACTTCCCCATAACCAATTAGGTTGACCACCTTGACCGTTCCAGTTAAAGGTCATTGCAGGACCAGACCCACTTTGCAATAAACTAGATGCGCTAATACTGCCTAAAGACAAAGTAACGTTTGCTGATCCGTTAAGAGAAACAGAGCCTGATGCGTTCCCACTTACAGTAATTGTTCTGGCACTAGCCCAACTTCCTGCTGTACCAGAAACGTTACCCGTCACGTTACCAGTGAGGTTACCAATAACGTTTCCTGTAAGAGTTCCCGTTACGTTTGCAATAACAGTTGAGGCGGTAATAGTTCCTGCTGCAAAGTTTCCACTGCCGTCACGACGCACAAGGGTGTTAGCAACTAGTAAATCAGTTTCAGGAACGGTGTATTCAGCAAGGTTTTCCCATAGCGCAGCAGCAGTCTTAAGCCATACTTGGGATTGACCACTGTTAGAAGAGATAGCGGTATTAACATAAGTATCACCGATTGTCCCTAAAGAGTTGGAAGGGGTTCCCGAACCGGTGCGTTTTGTATTGCTGGGCTGAGTAATGCTCTTGTCAATAATACGGGTAGACGTAACAACATCTGCTGTACCCGCCGCACGGTATACAGCGGCAAGAAGAACATCGCCCGTTGTTAAGGCAGGAAAGGTAGGGTTACTGCCAGCGGTACCTTGGCGTTTAGCCACAGCACCTGCTGAAGTAACTACCACAAGGTCAAACCTAGGGCTAGTTGTATCCCCTTGACCTAAGGCTAAGGTAGTTCCGGTAACAGTAAAGTACGTACCATTAGATAGTACTTCTCCACTGGCAACAACTACGTTTTGATCGGCAACTCCTGAAGCGGTAACTGCACAACCGGAAACTACACCGCTAGAACGGTTACCAAGGGTTACAAAATCTACACTATCTGGCTCAGACTGGTCTGTTACGGATGCATCGGGAGCATTGGGAATTGTGTAACCCATTAATTACCTCAGAGAGTGTCGTAGATGTTCCCGTGAGTCTTGAGGTGTGACCAAAGATCCGACGGGATATTGTAAGTCTTGCCATCTTCAAAGTTAAAGATTGCACGACCCCAATACATGGTCCAAGTGCCTTTTATACGGGCACGGCGCAAACCAGAATCTGCTGGAGGAGCCGGGGTGACCACGACTTCCTCTTCAGAAGTTTCTTCTGCAAAAATGCTAGGTGTACGTTTTGTAGTCATTATTACTCCTTAGTTTGTGAATGTGTATGAGTGGAGCGGGGGTCCGAAGACCCCCCGCCACAACTATCTCCAATATTAGGAGATAGCACCACCCTTAGTGTTGATAAGCACACGGGATTCTGCGGTGATAACACCGAAGCCCCAGATTGCGTACCATGCCAAACCATGCTCACGACCAAAGTCAATGACACCGCCGTCACGGAGTTCCACTGGCAATGCAATGGCTTGTCCGAAGGCGTTGTCACCGATCATGATTGCAGAGTATGAGTCAGCGATTGGATCTGTGTAACCGGCAGATGCTGGGTTGAGGTCAACAACATCTGTGCCAGCCTGACCCTTAAGAACCTGAGTGGTTTCAATGAATACTACGTCGTACAAGCGACCAATTTCACCGAGCATGAAGTTGCCGGGAGCGGCGTACTTCGTGACTTCAATGAATTCAGGCCAGTCACGGAGCGCACGGCTCTGTGATGGGTGTACGAAACAAACGTATGTGTCGCCAAGGCGTGGGATGTTCTGTCCAGCAAGTACTTCAACTGCGTCCTTAACGGCAGCAGGTGAGAGGTATCCCGGTGCAGAAGCCGTACCGAGGGTACCAGCATCGTATGGTGAGATGGAACCACGGGTTGCAGCAGCGGTACGTCCGAAGATAACCGAAGGAGCAACAGCAGCGCCACCACCGAAAGGAACTCCGGGGCTGTAAAGGGTGTTGCGTGCTTGGATGTCCATAGACTGTGCCATGTGACGACCAAGAAGGCGTGAAGATGAGGCCATAACGTCATCAAATGATGCATTGAGCAACAATTCGGTAACGGCTACAGACTTACCTTGTTCCTTAACTGTAATTTGAATCTGGCTTGCAGAAAGTGCAACTGGGTCCATACGGACACCTTCAACCAATTCTGCTCCAGCGTAGTCATCAACCGAGAGGTTGTTGTAACGCATGAAGTTAACGGTGAGACCGGGCATAACGCCAAGTTCAGTTTTCTTAACAGCAAACTGCTCAAAGCGAAGAACTGGCATCGCTTGGAACAAGATTTCTTTTGACCAAATGGTCTGAATTGCGGGTGAAAGTGTTGCATCACTTGAGTAACCTGTAGTCGTAATTGAACTAAGGTTAGCACCTGTTACTGCACCACCAGCGGGGCCGGGAAAAGCCATATGTTTATCCTCCGTGGATAGTGGTTATGATTGGGTTTTAAAACCTGCCCCGTGAAGGGCGGGCTGACATGAGCCTGTCACGCATCTTTGCATACTGTTCCATCGGCATATTCCGAATATCTTCGGCAGTCAATGTTTGGTGTTCCGTTTGAGTTTCCATTGGCCCGTATGGGGGAGCCGTTACCGGCGCACCCCGCAACCGACCCTGAGATTGCTGGGTCGCTTGTTGGATTGATTCAATAATAGCATTACTTCTCTCACGAAGTACGGCAATTGAATTTTCTATCTCTTCCTCAGTGTTTCCTGATACAAGATCAATCAACTCAGGGATGATTCCTTCCGACTCGTCGTTTAGACGGCGATTACGGTAAGAGTTAAGTGCTTGAAGCGCACGCTCTTTTTCTAGCAGGGCTTCCTGCTGAGCACGTTGTTGTTCAATCTCTTCAAAACGGGTGCGATAGTCCTGTTCAATCTGGGAAATCTTGACATTGAACTCATCTTCACGTTTTGCAAGAAGTTCTTTAGCGCTTAATTCAGCCACTTCACGTTGGCGAATGAGTTCCTGCTCTTGCTTAGAACGTTCTTCTGCTTCCTTACGAGCAGATTCACGCTCTTGGGCAATGATAGTCATTTGCTCTTCCACCGTTTTTACACGTGTGTCGGCATCTTCAATGCGCTTGTACATCTTGTCTTTTTCCTGCTTACGGATGGCTTCTACTTCATCCTCAGAAAAAACACGGGATTTCTTAGTTGCGTCCTCTACAAACTGCTCTACCATTGGAGCATCCATAGGAACTGAAATGATGTCCCCTTCGGGAACGTTACGGTTTGACATAATTACTTAACCTCACTGGTTTGGCTATTAGGAACTTATTTAATAAAACGTTTAGTTGTCTTCGTCTGGGCTACGGCGTTGTGCAAAGCGCCCACCGTATGCCCGGGATACTATTTTATTTACGAGTTCGCCTTCCATTGGAGCGGCTGCTCCAATACCCGGCAACGGTCCACCTTCGCTTCCCGCATTACTTACATTAGCACCTCCAGCAGATACAGGTTGTGAGCCACCATCTGGGGTAGGCACCATTCCTGTAGCGAGCATAATTGCTTGCTGGATTTGTGCTCTCATCATGTCAAGGGCACCTTGGTCTAACGCATCGTCTTGCAATTCTTCAAAGATTTCCAACATCTTTTCATTTGGAAATTCTTCACCGAGAATGCGAAGAGCGCCTCGCTTAGATTCAAGACCAAGTTGCATCTTGGCTTGTACCTCATTGAGTTTGATGAGAACATCTACTGGCAGTGGTTCAGGCCAGTGAACAGTTGTTTTATAAGTCAATTGATCCATTGGGTCCAACTGTGTAAGTTGATCCGACTCTGGTTCAGCAGAAACAGCAGGGTTGTACTGCAATAGTTCTGGTCTAAAGATTGCGGCAGTACGGATAATCAATTCGTTAACACGCTCAAGACCCTTAGTAAAGTGGATCTTTTTCATGCTAAAACGGTTCATTAATGGCTGATACTGAATAGCCAAGGCAACACCTGAAGTGTTGGATACCGGCTGGAACTGACCAAGTGCGGTTTCAGGTACACCCGTAACTTCATGCATTGTGCGCTTAATTACTTGGATGTATTCCAAGGCACCAGACATCTCGCCACGTGATTCAAGGTTAAAGACACTGGCATCCTTAGGAAGACCAGCCCAAACCTTCTTAGGACCACGTTCTAACTGGGAAGCCTTGGCACCCGTGATGATGGTTACCGGCGCTGCGTGGTAGTTGATGATGTCAGATACTTCCAACATCTTTTCGTTAAGTTCACGATTGAGAGGAATAATATCCCATATATCACTTTGCCCCCAAGGAGATGACGAAATGGTTACGTTCGGGATATGCACGATTGGAATAGTTCCAATTGCGTTGGGGTATTCGTCAATGAGTTCGTCGTTAATAAACTGCTGAACCATGTCATCAGAAAGGATTTCCGTAAAGGTGTATACCTGACGGGTACCTTCTGGAGATGTACCCCAGAAACGGTATTTAAGTTTGAACCGAGTAAGACGGTCACGGTCATGGGGGTGGTACTCAGGGAAGCAGTGCGCTGGGTTCAATGGGATAACCCGAATACGTCCTTCTTGTGGGATACCAATACCATCTACGTAAGGCTCTTCATAAGCAATCTTTACAAAGCAGTCACCTGTTACTGAGGCAAGTTGCCCCATTTCCCAAAGGGCATAGTGCTTGTTGTTATGTACTTCCCATACTTGGTGCAGGAGGTTCGGGATGATTGCAGAGTTTTGCTCAGGGCAACGAAACTGGATACCCTTGCCAAAGCAGAAGTTGGTGATGTAGTCCGACATAGTACGGACATAGTTCATGTAGAACTGGGATTCACCCATTTCACGACGGTATGAGTAGTGGTGACCCAAGTACCAAGCCCATGCTGCTGCATAACGGTTTAGTCGGGGACCGTGTACCTCAAACTCTTCGTCTGCAAGTTCTACAAGTCCAAGAGGAGAGATGGCAACGGTGAGGTCGCTAGATGACGCTCTATATGAGGGTGACCAGAAGTCAATTGCCATGTTTAACCTTTTTTAGTTAGTAGTTGATTATTTTTTAGGGGCTGCCTTTTTAGGGGCTGCCTTCTTTTTGGCTACTTCTTGCTTAACTTCTTCTACAACAATAGGTGCTTCTTTAGCGGCTTTTGCAAGAAAAGAAGCAGTGGCAGGGTCACCAACTTTAGTACTAGCGTATGCTAAACCAGTGATTAGTAGTGGCATAATTGCTGCCTGCATCCCGGGGTCAAGGTTTGCCTTGGCAAGGAAGAAAGAAGCAGCGCCAACAATAGCACCCTTAATAGTCTGGTCGGTAATTTGGGAATCTTTAACGCTCATTGAAACTCCTTAAGGTTCTTCACAATGATACTTTATTTACAAGGCTATTGTTCTTGTATATGCGTATAAAACGGAGAACCAGTATGGGGGTCATATTGGGCGGCAATATTAAGAGCCTTTATACACAGGGTTTTGGCAGAGGCTGGGGTTAACTTGCTCTTACCCGTGAGCGCTTTTAATGCTCCTAGAGCATAAGATGCCCCAGTTCCCAATGCATATACACCGCTTTGGTCTGATGCCCATGCGTAACTACTGTCAATGACATAGATGGTGGCGTTAACAACCGCTATGATTTCTGAACTTTGTTCCGCCTTATGGTCAGACGATTCCTTTTCAGGAGAGGCATATCCAGTCTTGTCAAAGCATTCCCTGAGTTCAGGAATGAACTTGTTGGTAAAGAACTTGTCCAGTTGCAATCCAGACAGATTGGCTGTGGGAGTAGGCGGGATAAAGACATGGTGCAGAATATTGATAGCCCGCATGTCTCCTGCTGCACCTAGTAGGTACTTACCGTTCTTTGCAATCTTGTTAGCGTTTGACCTGATGGTCATTATCTGAGATACAAAGCCACCGGAATCCATTTCGGACAAACGAGAATCATTACCAATTACGGCAAACCCGTCACCTTGAATTCCTACAATTGTGGTCACTCCCCGCCCAGCAACTTTCCTTTATAGAACATTGTTCCGTCATGGATCGGCAACATCTCAGGATGGAAAGGTCCGTCACCTTCTTGGTAATGAATAATACCAAGACCTTGTTGCCAATCTTCTACGCAGGTAATTGGGCGACCATCTAAGTCCATACCACCCTTAGTTGATGGCACCATTCCATCTACACGTGCTAGACACCCAAAGGAAATAGCGGCAATGGTTTTTGGACCATCCCAATCACCACGGGTACGCTCAGCCCACTCACGGCGATGGATGTGCCCGTAGACTACAGATGATTTCTCTGTACCTAAGTACTTGTGTGCAGTAGAACCACCCGAAGCCACTTTGGTTCCATGAATAATCTTGATGCGGTTATTCAACCAAAACTGACTGGCTGGGTATCCAGCAAAGTACTCCACTCCAAAGTCTTCAAAGCGACACAGGAAGGGAATAGAAAGTACTGGAAAAGAGTCAGGTGTATTACCCTGCTTCAAACCAAATGCTGCTTTTGCGTTGTCAATAATGTAGTTGGTAAGACGAATTTCGTGGTTACCCTCCATCCAAACAATACGAGCATGTGGAGCAGCATCTCTAAGTTGTGCACAAAGAGTTGTCAAATAGTTAATGGTTGCCTGTGTAGTTAATGAGAACGCAGGACTCAAACGATACTTTGACATTTCAGGAAGGT